TTTACATTTTCTAATATATCTCTAGTTTTTCTGATAGTAGGTTTAATTGACCTTGCTATAGCTCTTACTGAATCTAAGTCATCTTGTAGATCTTCTAAAAGTTTTTTACCTTCTACTAACCTATCTGCTTGAGTTGTAGTATACCCAGCTGTTTTAGTAGAAATCAACCCTCCTCTGTCGAAGTCTGAAAATGATGGACGATTACCTATTGCTAATTTAGTTGGATTACGTTTTAATAAACGTATTAGTTTTTTAGCTGCCCTAATTCCTTTTTGTAGTTTCCCGGGTATCGAATCTATTTTATTTACTATTTTTAAAATTTTATTAGTACTTTTTAAAAGATTATTTCGTACTTTAGCTACTTTAATTAAATCATCAGTTTTAGGACATTGGTTAGAAAATTTATTTAGTAGTTTTAAAGATTCTTCTTCAACTCTTGATTCAATCTCCCCTTGTAATCTACCTATTAGATTAGCTACTATACCTGATATTTGAGACTTGCTTGGCATTACTCAGTGAATACTTTTTTAGATTTAAGCTGGGAAGGTCCATTAGGGTTAATTATTCTTCTTAATGCTGCTATTGTAGCTTTAGCTTGCAGCCCTCGTTTGTTAATTCTCGGTATAGCATGACCTTTCACTGTTTTAGCAGATGACATATCATCAGCCATACCTGATAATATATTTAAAATACTGTTAAGGTATCCTTCTAATTGATTACCAAGTACTACCGGTTCTTTAAAATTATTACTAGCTTCTCTTGATTTTGATCCTAAAAAAATCTGTTTACTATCTAAGCATATAAAGGACGTACTATCTAAATTTATACTACCTCCGGTATTCATACCTATCGATTCGACACTAGATAGTTGAATATCATTGGTTTTTGCATTAAAAAAAAGCCTCCCTCCATTTATTAATACTTGATTGCCCCTAAATACATCAGCCAATACAGGAGCTTCATTGTAAGCTTTCCTTTTTTCGTTTGCTTGTTTAAGAGGAATACTATGGTTAGATACCATATAGATAGAAGAATTATCTTCATTTATATCTTCACCTATAGTAATAAATCCTTGTTCTGTTTCTCTTTGCCCATTACTAATAATAATTACAGGCTGTCCTATATTATCAACATCAACCCAAGGATTAGACCTAGATCTCCCTCCAGTAAATCTTATAGATTGACCTTGTCTTCCTTCAAACTGTATATCACCGGGACTAGAACCTATAGGATTAACGTTTCCTAATTCTAAGAAAGATTTTTTTTGAGTTAAGTCTATATTTTTATTATTATTTAAATCAGGGTAAAAGTTATTATTAGCGTTATTCCATATATTAATAATATTAGTATAAAACTTTCTAGTTCTACCACCTATATCTTTACCAGCTGGGATTGGTTGTGGTTCTATTTTAACTATTTCTCCAACTAAAGGGACACTTTTGATATGAGAGCTATACTGGTAGGCAAAAGGTAATTCTTCGTAAGTATTCTCATCTTTAACTGAAGATATAGGTTTATAAAAAACTCCATTGATAGATATTGCTCCTCCTTTTGCAGAATATTTAGGATGATCTTCATCAAGTATAACTTCCACTACTCTACCATAAGATGTAGTTATTCCTACTCCTGCTGAGGAAGCTCTTCTTCCTCTACCTGAAGAGGCTATGTTTCCTAAACCTAAATTAAATGCCATAATTACTTTTCTTCTTCTTGATCTTTACCAAATTCTTCTTGAGTAGATTGTACTTCATCTTGAATAATTTCAGACTCCTCTAATAAGTCTTGTAATTCTGAAAAGTCAAACATTTCACCGTCAGTACCTCTAGCTTGAATAGCTTCTAACCTTTGTATAACGGTTGCTAATTTTATTAAATGTTCATCATTTTTAACACCTATTTCCATATATTCTTTTATCATAGGTACTAAAAGAGTAGCATCTCCTATATTTTCAATCAAAGGTTTTAATTCTCCAATTAGACCTTTGACTTGAGTTTTGGTTTCTTTAGAATTATTGTATATTTCTTCAAATAGATCAGAAAGTTTTTTACCTTTGAAAATTTCTTTATTAGATTCCATTTCTTTTTATAATAAATAGATTACTGTTCTTTTATTACAATTTTTCCTTTTTCGTGGTATCTATAGTATATTTCGTAAAAATCATCTTTAAGTACTGATATTACCCTGGTTAGGTGAGGAGTTTCGCAGTCGGTCATTTCTCTTATATAGATATACAGTGCTTTTTTCTTAAATATGTCTAGATCATATCTAGTCTTAAATATAGTCAAAACAGCGTCAGCTATTTTCTTTTCACTTTCTTTACTAAATAGCAAATCTAATTTATCGTAGGTTTTTTCAATCCACATATCTAAAAATTGACTCAATGTTATATCTCCTACATTCTTTACTTTAATACTACCTTCGTAGGACTCTTCCATATCATCGAAAGAACCTATTTGTTTTAATTTTTTATAGTTTTTATTATTATAATTTATTAACCATCTCTTAACTATAGTACCAAAATAAGAATATGCTTTGGCACCATTAGTAGGGTCAAACTTCATTATTTTTTCTTCTAAAAGCATTGAAACTACTTCATGTTTCAAATCTTCTATACGTTCTACATCGGTATAATAAAATTTAAAAGTATGTATAATATTTTCTGCTAGTTTGTAAAAAGGGTAATATATATGTTCAGTAAATATGTCAGCTCTATAGTCTGAATCTACTGAGGTATTATATTTTACTATGTATTCTTCTGTCTCTTTAGTGAAGTAGTTATTACTACTTTTCTTTCTTGCCATAATTATCGGGGAGCATATATCGGTTCAGCTCTTTTTGTACGTTTTTCATTTGCTCAAAAAAATAACCGACCTCATCATCTGCTTCGAATAGCCCTTTTTCGTCAAGATTTCGTAGGTGCTTTTGTGAATCATTAATTATATCAGAAATTTTCTGTAAATATGAAGTCTGATCCACGGTAATATCTTCGTATTTTTCAACTTTGATTAGTAAATTTCTTACTGCTATTGATAGAGTTACTACTAATATAGATAAAATTACTATTGCTATCAACATATTTTATAAATTTTTTAACATTTTAGAAAGACCTTCTGAGGAGTTAATGTTCCTACCTGTTGAAGATTTAGTTTTTTTAGTTCTAGGTTTAGAAGTTCCTCCATTTTTTTTCCAAATATCATACTCTATTTTTGATGCTAGAAAATCTGCTGTATGAAGTACTGATATAATAGAGGTTTTCTGTCTAGAAGATTCTACATTACTGAAAAAATAAGCTTCATTAGCTTTATCATAGACTCCATCATGCAATCTAATACCTAAAAACTCTTTTTGAGATACTTTAATACCAAATTTTTGTAAAATAAATAAAGACCTATCTGGAATAAGCATAAAATCTAAATCAGGGTTATAAGTATACATTTCTGAGAGTTTATCTTGTCTCCATTTATCGGTCTGGGGTATATAGTTTTCTTTATCTCCATCTCCTAATTTACCTAAATCGTGAAAAAGTGCTGAGAATACTAATTCTTCTTCGGTATAATCGACTGTTCCTCCCATTTCTTTATATAGATTATGTTGTTTAAGTGCATACTGTACTACTCTATTAACATGGTCTACATAACCTCCGGCAAAAGCATTGTGATGCCATGATTTTCCGCTAGCAGGAGCCATAATATAAGTTTCTGACATGTGTTCTAACATTTTTAACACACTATCTTTACGTTCACCTA